GTACTTTACTCTTCCGGAGGGCTTTACTACTGCGGAAGAATACGCGCAGGATGCTGGGAAAACAGCGTATGAAATGGCGTTAGTAGGCGGTGACGATGGCGGTGGCGGTGGCGGGGCTCCTCCCCCGTCTGGAGGAACTCCTTCTCTAGAAGATTTTATTAAAAATGCCGCCCTTGATCCCGCAAACAAGGACTATACGGAAGAGGCTCTGACTGACTATTGGAGTAAAAAGTATGGACCGGATGGGACATCCTAATGGCAGGTATCGTTGATCCTTATGACACGCCTCAACCGGCAGGTATTGTTGACCCGTATGACACGCCGTCTAATACTTTGGTTCCTCAGAGCCAAGAAGACCCAGAGTACGAAGGTGGTTTTCAAGAGTTCTTTGAGGGAGTTGGTTCAGGGGCTATAGGTATTGTTCAAGGTATCGGAGAGCTTGCCGGCATGGGCATTGATGCCATAGCTGACACGGATACATCCAGCGCGGTCACCGAAATCGCTGAAGACCTTAGAGATTCCTTGGGGCTTGATCCCGCAGGAATTATTGGAAAAGGTACGGAACTTGTAACACAGTTTGTTGTGCCCGGCTTGGGGGCCGCTAAAGTTGTGAACATGGCTGCAAAGGCAGCAAGGGCGCAGCGCGGTCTGGCCGCAGTCCCAATGACTAATGTTGAGAAATTTGGCTCATTAACAAAAGAACTAGCCGCGGCGGGGGCCGTAGACGCTGTTGTAACAAACAACGGCATGAATACTGTGGCTGACTTCTTCGATGGGGGATACACCCAGACTGATCAAACGATGGGACTTACCGGAAGAGAAGAAGCGGCTCGTCGGTTTAACAACCGGTTAAAGGTTGCCGCGGAAGCGGTTGCATTTGGCGGAGTTGCAACCGGAGTTTTAAAAGGCATTGGTGCTGGCGGCAAAGTTGCAATGGGCACGGCTCCTGGCAAGGCAACTTTAGAAGCATTAAAGAAACCAGGGAAGAAGTTAGATGAGCTAGAAGCGCGGCGCATTTTTGCGGGAGGAACCTCTGCTGAGTTGTCGGGGGTTGAAAAAGCAGTAGCCGAAACATTTGCAGGATTACGTTACCGGTCGTTCCTTCCAGAAGAAGTTGCCAACCAACAGAATTTAATTTCTAGCAGAACGCAACCAGATCTTAAACGTGCAGAACGTTCCTTAAAGAGACTTAATTTAGGTATGGATAGCATCCTCAAAAAAACGGGGGATGAAGGAGTTCAAGAACGCAAGATCTTAATGAACTCGATCAATGAATATATCACGGCTCCCATTAAAAAAGGGAAAGTTATTGATCCTATTAAAGTAAAAGAGAAAGAACGTTTGTTACAACTTTTGCCAACAGCCATTCGTGGAGAGGTCAAAGGAATGCGCGTCCACGTTGATGAGCTAACTGATTCTGTATTAAGTAGTAACTTTCTTAAAGACGTTGATTACATAGACGCCAAGACCCAACGTAAAATAACAGACGTTATTGAAGAAAACATCGGAGGTTACTTGCGGCGCCGTTACCGTGTGTTTGAAGACTCTAAGTTTACGCCTGGGCAGGACGAGATAGACGCTGCAAAGAAGTTCTTTAAAACGGATAAAAGAAACATAGAGTCTGAGCTAACTAAACTAAAAAAGTACGATCCTGATTTATTAAACGATGCTGCCTTAAAGAGGATAGGGGCAGAGATGCGCGGGAACAAAGTTAAGATGCTGGCTCAAAATGTTAGATCCCCAACCTTCTCAGATGAGGCTGCGGAACTGGCTCAAGAGTCTTTCCTAAAAAGATACCAATTAAAAGCTCGGAAAAAAGGAAGCATCAAAGGTGGCTTTGTTGCTAAAGATCGTTTGCAAACAGGGATGTTTGTTGAAAGACGGAGCTTAGACAAAACATTACGATCCTTGTTGGGGGAAGTTGATGACCCCCAAGAGGCTTATCTAGGAACCATATCAGACCTTGCTCAGTTTAAAGCCACAGATAATTTCTTTGGTTCTGTAAAGAAAATGGCATTAGATGAAAAAGGTGTTGGCCGGTTCTTCATAGACCCAAAGACAACTACAAAGTACTCCGCATCTCAACTTAGAAATATGCTAGACAGTGGTGACTTTGTTGAACTGGGCGGCGCTAAAGCACCAAGCACATTGCGCGGCTCTGTTCAGTCTCAAGCGGGAACGGAAGCATTGGATCGTTCTGGCTGGGGAAGTTTAAACGGGATGATTGTCCCTAGTAGAATACACAAAGACTTGTCTAACTTAGTTGTTTCAGATGATAACTCATTTGCCACTGCGGCGAGAACTCTTTACGGAGGGTTCTTAAAAGCTAAAGGCATATCTCAATATTCCAAAACAGTTTTATCCCCTGTCACTCAACTCCGGAACTTTACTACATCCTCCATGTTTGCTTTGTCTCAAGGCAACATTGGTCGCGGTGCCAACTTGTATGACTCAATGAAGCTAGTCTTTGATGACGCCACTGGTTCGGGAGCCGATCAATTTGCTAAAGACATAGATGACATGACGATGCGAGGTGTTCTTGGTACGAACACTGAGCTTAGGGAAATTCAAGACTTAATCCGGAAGGGTGATCTGTTAGAGACATCCTCTCAACCTAAAAGTGCCGCGGAAGCTCTACTTGGAAAGAACCTTAGCCAAAAAGTAACGGACAATAAGTTGGCGCGAGGTGGGGGAAAGGCTTTAAAAGGTTTAGAAAAGTTATACCAAGGTTCGGACGATGTTTGGAAAGCATATAATTTTAAGTTTGAAACAAACAAACTACGCAATGCACTCAACGGTGTAAGCGAAGAAGATAAAATTAAATACCTAACCAAAAATATGACGGACATTGAGATAGATAAGGCCACTGCAATTCAAAACGGTATGCCACTTAAAGGAAGAATCCCTAACGCAAACGGAACAATAGATGATCTAAATTTGGTTGATGAGTTAATCAAAGATCGTGCTGGTCAAATTGTTAGAGACACGGTGCCAAACTACAACAAAGCGCCATTAGCATTACGATTCGCTAGACGCCTTCCTCTTGGTAACTTTATAACATTTCCATACGAGATATACCGAACCGGAGCAAACACACTTAAACAATCCTTGGACGAGATGAACTCAGGCGTTGGCACCATTAGGGCAATAGGGCAACGTCGATTGATGGGGCTCATGAGTGCAACTATCGTAGTCCCTCAAGCAACCGCCATGGCGGCATACGCAGTTAGTGGGATCAGTCGCGACGAAATGAAAGCCTACCAAAGATCCTTTGGCGCCGAGTGGGAAAAAAATGCTATGTTAATTCCCGTGAGGCGGGAAGAAGACGGGCGTATAACATATATTAATTTAAGTACGTCCAACCCTTACGACACTTTGTTTAGCATGGTTACCGCAGCTAACAACTCGATTGGAACGGACGGTAAGCTAGATAAGTCTCCCGAGGAGATTATGGTTAACGCAGTAGAGGCAAGTCTTGGAGAGTTCTTTGATCCCTTCCTCTCCCCAGCTATGATCACCGAGGCCTTAGTTGATGTAACTCAGCGTAATGGAAAAACATCGACAGGGTCCGAAGTTTACAACCAACAAGACCCTCTATGGGAAAAACGAGTAAAGTCATTCAAACATTTGTTTGAAACAGTAATTCCTTCGGGACTACCCATTCAAGTTACTTCAGGTGAGTTTGAACCTAGTCGGTTTGCCCGTGCTGTTTTAGGACCGCTTGGAGTTATTGATCAGAAAGATAAACTGGGAAGAGAACGAAAAGTTGAGGATGAGATTATAAGATTAACTGGGTTCGCTGTTTCAGAGTTCGATCCAGAGAGAAGTTTAAAGTTTGCAGTAACTCGGAAGAAGAGGGAGCAAACAGATGCTAAACGTATCTTTAACACGGTTACGGATGATGCCAACGCAGGCACCAGTACTTATATAAACGCATACTCTAAAGCGAACGCTGCGAAAATGAGGGTTGATAAAGAATACTATCAAATTTTAGAAGACGCTAAGATGCTTGGTATGACTAACAACCAAATTAAAAAAATATTTAAAGAGAACAAAGTAGGTGGTGTTGGTGGAATACTAAAAGGAAAATTTGAACCGTTTAAGGTAAGCCCAGAGTCTGGGAAAAAAGCATTTAGGGCGGGGAACAAAGAAGAGTTTAAACAGGCTATACCCTTTTTTAAACAAATGTTTAAGGAGGGGAAAGGGCTAGGGCTTGCCGTTGATCCGGAAGAAAGTACTTACGTTCCACTCTTGGATAAGAACCCCGAAGTTGTCCCTAGTTTACCACAAGCGCCTTCGACACTGCCTTCCACGGTTAACCCCTTTGATAGTTTAGACATTCCAAGTTCCCGTAATCCGTTTCTTAACTTACCAACACTGCCCCCAGGCCCCACGTTATTACCTAACCCGCAGGACCAAGAGATACAGCGCCGGCTTACTCCCTAATCCTCTAGGCAGTCTACCTTAACGCCGAGCCCACCAAACAACTGGATCATGTTATTAACGTGGTGGGTTACTTCCTCAATGATGTCATCATCATCGGTCATGATGGCTAGGCGCATGGTGTTCTCGATCACTTCCATTAAAGCGGTGACTTGCATCGGATGCATTTGACCAATGCCAACTGTTTTTAAATTCTTCTCAATCATTCGATCTCTCCCCAGTTGTCCTTGAGTTCCTCGTCTACCTTAGACGGAACCTTGAGTATGTGTGATAAGCCTGTCTCCATAATCTCGGTAATCTTAGAGGCTTGCTCTTGGCTTTCTACAGAGAAGCATAGTTCATCGTGGACCGTGAGCATAGGAACTAATCCCTCGGCATAGCAATCCGCCATAGCCTTCTTGGTTTGGTCCGCAGCGGATCCTTGGATCAACTTGTTCAGAGCCTTGTATGTAAACGCCCTCCGCAGGTACATGCCGTACTTTTCTTGTGCGTCCTTTAGAACCAGTGGCTTGTTGTATTCAAACGTTCTAGGCTCCCACAGATCGAACCGGCATCTACGGCCCAGTAGAGTGCGTATAGAGCCCTGCTGAGAGGCGCGAGTGCTTGCTAGTTCTGCTAGCCCCTTAACGAAGGGAACCTTTCTCTGGTGCGTGTTAAGCAGTTCAGTGGCCTCGGCTACGCTGATGTCCAACTGGTCGGCTAGCTTGGCCTTACCCATGCCGTACATAATTCCGAGGTTCACGGTCTTTGCAGACTTACGGTCAATGCCGGCGATGTCAGCAACCATCTGGTGCAGGTCGATATCCTTGGTCTTCCAATCCTCAACAATGCCATCCACCATCTTATGCCGGTGATCGTCGCTCAAGCTAGCCGCAAAGTGAACCAGCAACCGCGGCTCTTGGCTGGAGTAATCAAACGAACCCCACTTGCATCCATCCTCGGGGATAAACAACCCGCGGATCATCTGCTTAATCTCCTTATCTCTCGCAGGAATTTGCTGGAGGTTAGGGTTGGACGATGAAAAACGCCCAGTAACTGTGCCGCCGTCATCACTTCGCAGTTGGTGAAACTCGCAGTGGATCCTGCCTTTGTGTGAGTGGCGCAGGATGGTGTCGATGAATGTACTGTCGGCCTTGTCGAACTCCCGCAGCTTAACGATCTGCTGTGCAACAGGGTGGTGGTGCATGTTTAGAAACTGCTTGTTAAATGTAGCATTGCCGGCATCGGTTCGGGCGTACTCCAAGCCCAATGAATCAAACACCTTCTGCACAGAGGCCGCGGCCCATGGCTCAAGGTCCACGCCTGTCTCATCACGTATAGATTTCTTTAGCCCCTTGATGCGACCCTTCAATTCTTTCCGCACTATTTCTGCTTGGTCGGTGTTTACTCTAACGCCATTGGTTTTCATTTTAAGCATGAGAGGAATGAGCCCTGTTTCCAGTTCCCATATTGACCACAGATCCTGCTTATCTAACTCTATCTTCAACCGCTCCCATAGCTTGAGCGTCATCAAAGCATCCTGTTCAGCGTAGGGTCCGACAGACATGGGTGGTAGGCGCCACATCTCAGACTTAGGATCAAACCCCCAATCACGGGCCGCTGCGCGAAGAGCCTTCTCATCCTTACGCATGTCGATCCAATCGCGGCCTAAGTTATTTAGGCTGTAGGAAAACCGGTTCTCATCCACAACAGCGCCGGTAATCATAGTATCAATGATCCGCCCCTTTATATCGATGCCCTCGGCTTGCAACCAACCAGCGTCATAGGTGGCGTTGTGCATGATCTTGTCGATCCGCGGAGTATCCATCTGCTTTGCAAACCATTTCATGGTCATCTTGGGATCTAGGTTGTGTCCGTTCTGATGGCGAATGGGGAAGTAACCTTTGTAATCCCCCGCGGCTACAGCAATCCCCACGATGAAACCATCCCCTCGGGCCCAACCGGGTCCGAGAGACTTGAGGTTTGGATCGCTTGTTTCCAAATCAACAGCGATAGACTTGTATCCTGTCAGATCAGGGAACTCGGTTGGTATGTTCCAATCAGGATCTAATTGGTCGATGTCCAGCCGATCAAGATAGTTGATCGTTGACTTGTCTTTTCGATCTCTCGCCATAGGCTTTCCTTGCTACTTTGGTACTCTTTGGAACGTGCTTACTACAGAACTTCTTTTGTCTGCCAACTAACGGGAGCCCACAAGGTTTGCCGTTGCGGCCGTCGATCTTCTGGCAAGTCTTCGGCTCAACGTATGGATCATACTCCGTACCGAACAACGCATTGAGCCCAGGCTCCAGTTCCGCGGCTAACTGTGCGCGAGTGATTGGCTTGTTTGTACCGGTGCCCTCGCCACTGATGTACTCAGCAACATCCTCGTCAGTCATCCCCGCCTTGGACATTCTCTCAGCAAAATCTTGCACCCAATCGTCGCTGTTTTCTTTCTTAGGTTGAATGTTCTGGGAAATAACGGCGTTATTACCATTTTTATCTTCTTCTGGTTGAGCATCGGGGGAAACTCGCCCAATGTCAGAGTATCTACCTGCAACCTCCGCAGACAGGGCGGCATACCCTACCTTATCGACCCACGAATCTGCATGGTTTATGTCTACCAACAACCGGCTCGTCTTCAGCCAATCCATCATCAGACCGACATGCATCGGAGTTATACAGCCATGACTACCGAGCGCCGCTTTAACAATTGTGTCCCATCCAATGGATATAGTGGTGAACGAGTTCAACACATCCCCATACTCATCCTGTCTATCGCCGTTGATC